TTACCCTCTTTAACTAGCACTGCGCCGACCTTAGACCGAACGCAGTGTGACAGGGTAGAGACCTGTTTTGCTATATTGATGTAGACTTCGTCTAGCTTCTTTTGCTTAGATGCCTGTTGATCCAAAACCACCTGCTCCTCTTTGTGTGTTTCTATTAGCCAACTCCTGAACCTCTTCAATCTCGTCATAGAAGACAGAAATGAGCAAAAACTGCACAAGCTTCTGTCCTGCTATCACGGCTTGATTACTATTTGACACATTGATCATGTGTAAGTGTACTTCACCTTCATAGTCTTCATCAACCACAGTTGCGCCAACAGTTAGGCCTTGCTTACTAGCAACTCCTGATTTGTTGAATGCGATTAGTGCATAACCTCTAGGCACTTGCACTTTAATACCAGAAGGGATGTTAACAGACTCTCCAGGTCTTAGTGTGGTATTAGGAAAGTGGTCTGGGACGTAAAAGTCTATACCTGCGCTTAGGTTAGTGCCTCTAGTTGGTGTTTTTACTCGCCTAGTCTTTTGTATCTTCATATATTAATTCTTGTCACGAACAAACGTGCCTCCTACCATTTTACCTTTGCGATTAGCGATCTCTTTATACGCAGTATTGATACAGTGCTCAATAGTTACACCTTTTAGTGCAGCTAGATTAGTTAGTACCACAACACAGTCGCCGATTGCATCAATGAATTCTTTCTCGTCTGCCTTAAGAATGGCTTTGGCCAATTCACCAGCCTCTTCTTGTAGTTTTATATACTGCGTCTTTGTATCACCTGCTGCATACAAACCTCTATCTTCTGCCCATTGACGAATGGGATCGAACTCATTTGTTAGTACCATTGTGTTTCCTATTAGTATGTTTAGTTTCTGGTTTAAGTGGATCGTAAGGATCTGCTCCTGGGTCGTATCCGTATTCTAGAATGTAGTTGTCTAGTGCTGCGATATAGGCTACAGAATCCAACAGATTGTCTCTCTTATAAGAGTAGGAATGTCTAGATAGCTTAAGTGCTACTAGTGCTGCGTACATATCAGGTGCTGTGATGTCTTTGCCTGTCATGCCTGACATGATCTGAGCCGCTCTCCGCATTCCCTCAGAAAAGGGGCCATACGTACGCTCTTTCTCTTGGCTACGCTTGTTTACAATTTCGTTTGCTTCTTCTAGGATATTCATAGAACAAATGTAATAAAACTTTTGGTGAAATAGAAATCTATCTTACAAGTACTTCTGCATATCAGACTTGTCTCCCCACTGCCTGTCTGAATCCACATCTTCTGGCTTTATAGTTGGCTTAGGCATATTCCTGGCCACATTCCAGAACCAGTCACCAGGCTTGCCCCACTTGGTCATGTACTCCCAGCCCTTGGCATCATAGGTCTTGATGCAATCAAATGGAGTGTCGATGTCTGCATTCTTTAAAAACTCTTTGTGATAGCTATAGAAACGAGCTCTACCAAGCTCACCTGGCTGCACGTTTCTTGCCACTGCAACAGCATTAAAGCCTGTCTCAGGTAGCGCAATCTGGAGCGTTCTGGATAACACACCTGTTGAGAATACCGTCCACATGTTCTCGATCTTCTGGTCTTTGAGTGCCTCGTAGAATATCCTCACTCCACCTGCCACTACTTGCTCGTGCTTGAGACCGAATGGCAAGTACTTGGCACCGATCTTCTTTGCGAAGTCTTTTGCCCATGCGTTGATAGTTGGCATCGCAGGTGTCTTCAAGAATATAGGTGTTGCACCTTCTTCTATGACTCGCAGCTGGTGCTCAGATGCTTTTTGAGAAGCCGGCATGAACAGGATCAACTTCTTGTTGTACTTCTTTGCAAGATAGGTGAGTGAGTAAGGTGCGTAGCCTGTTCTAGGTGCGACATAGATCAGAGTGTCTTCCTTCACTTGCGAGATCATGAAGTCGCCCATCTTGGCTTTTGTGCCCCACTGAAACTCTCCGTCATCTACTACATTGAAACCATTTAGTGGCTTAACTGTGAAGCTGAAGTCTGGCTTGTAGTCCTTAGTCATCTCTAGGTAGTAGTTCAGATCTCTACCGCCTTCTGTGTCGAGATTAGACTGGTCTGTCGCTTTATTTAAGAACATATTATTTCAGGTCTATTGCAAATTGATAGTACTTGTCCTGTCCCCAGAGTTTCTTGAGGACTGAGTTGTTCCACATCTTCTGGCCATCATTCTTAATCATGTGGTCTTCTGATTGATACTCCTGGAAGTAGCGTACGACATCGCATGCTCTAGCGTCTTCACAATCGATAGGATTGAGGTTGTATCGCTTAGAGAGGAACTGCAGCACTTCGTTGAGGTACTCAAACTCTTTCACCTTCTTTGAGACCTTGGGGAATATTGCATTGATACACTTAACTGCGTTTGTACCACAGTAAACAAATCCATGAGGATCCACATATCTAGGCATATACTCAGCTATGTCAGCTGCAAAAGCTGTGAGCACAAAGTTCTGCTTCTTAAAACCTCGCTCATATAGATATTCATTGCCCCAGTCTGTGACCTGATAGATCTCCAGCTTCTCTTTTGTTACCTTATCAAAGATATAACGCACTAATCCTTCTGAATAGTCTAGGATAAATTTGCGTAGGTGATTCCCTGCTCTCTCACCTTCAAATGTGAACTGAGGAAGTAAGTAGCCTCTATTATCTGTAAATGGTGTGATACGTTTCTTTAAGTCCTCTTTCCACTCAGGCCAAGTGTATCGGCCTTTGAGAATAGAGTCAATAACCCAGAAGTTGCCATAGCCGTGAGTGCCTAAGATGTCTTTTAGAGTCTCTTTAGAGTAGCGAGGCACATAGTTGATACCGCTGCCGCATAAGCGGAATAGATACCAGAGCATAAACCAATCAAACTCGCTTGCGATATTGTGACCTACAAAGTGTTTGCCCATCTTACGTGGATCTTGATCTTTGTACCAGATAGCTTCTGTAAAAGAACAGAAGGCAGCAAAGCGACGCTGACATGTATCGTAGATCGGCACATGATAGATGAGATCGTCATCGACATCTTTGTAAAGGTCACCTTCGTAAGGCAAGCCGACATTAGAGTGTCGCTCCATTAGAATACTCTTGCGATCGTAGTCGTCTAGCGCAGCTAATAAATCCTGATTGATTATAAATTTCTGCATCTTATATCCTTTCTAGTTCTTGTTTTATTTTTTCCCAACGCTGCTTTTTAAGTGCATCCATATATGAGTTCGACTCTTCTAACACTTCTATGATCTCATCTATTGCGTTATACGCACATTCTTTTGCCATCATCTTTGCTTCAGGCACACTATAGTACTCACCTAAAGCAAACATCATTCTACTGTATAAATGTTTTGCTTTGTCCTTTGGTTCCATTAAGATACAAATTCGTTTGCAAACATGTAATATTTAGGTTTCAAGTGCACAGATTGTTTTGGCTCCATGTACTCGAACATCGCACTACCATCTGCATCGACCCAACTCTCTGGCCACTCTATGAATTTTACTTCTGCTTGTCTTAGCACATTATGTGCGATCTCTCTGAGGTTCATTCTCTCCTGTCTAGTACCGAAGAACTTTTCACCTTTATAGAGACCAGTGCCTGGTAATTTGCGATCCTCTCTTTCCACAGGAAGCAGACCTACTATTGTGTTGTTCTTCAGATGATTACTGAAGTTGGCATAAGCACTAAACAGATCTATAGTTGCCTTTACAGGATCTGGTTGTCGCATTAGATGGAAACGCAGATCTATATTACCAAAATAGGTAACCGTCTCGTCATAAGCAGCGTTTATCTTATCTACGACTGCTAAATTGAGAAAGCCATATAGTGTCTTACCATCAGAGCGACGAAGACCATAGCCTGGGCGCCAGGCACTAAGCGAATGCGAATCACCAATTACAGCTTTGCGCTGCTCCTCTGCATAGCCTTTAGTAAGCGGAATTGTAGTAGCTGAAGCGAAATGGTGATCGAGTTTAATGCGCTTATTGAATATGTTAAAATCAAGCGGTACATCGATATTAAATATCTGGCCCTGGTAGCTGGCTATCGCCTCTAGCTTAAGTTTATGTTCAGGTTGTGGCCCACCCATGAAATTGAACACATTTTCTGCATAATTAACTCCCTCAAGTGTATAGATCTGGTCATATTCTGACCAGGTTTCTGGCTCTGGATTGACTGTGAACTCCTTGTCTGGCCACATGTCCCTCATCATCCTGACGATAATGTGATGGTAGCCTCCACCGTGGTGGGAAGTAGATTTACCCACATTTGATACCATACCTACGATTGCTGCTTTCATAACCTGTTTTTATGCTAATATAATAGATAGCACGTTAATATAAAAGTTTATCTTTGTAGTCAGGCCTGGACTTGAACCAGGAACCTTGATGGTATAAGCATCCTGCGCCAACCAATTGCGCCACCTGACTATATTTTATGTTTGATGTATTTAACTATCCCTAAACATTTAACAGTATGTAATTCTACTACAAACCATCTTTTAAGTTTAACCCACCAAGGGTCTTTACCCATGTTATCTAATATTCTTTGAACTGTCTTACTTCTCATTTTAGTAGTACTATATACGAATTTTTTATTCATATCTATATCCAACATATCCACAATCACAATGAACATTTTTTTTAGGAGGATCTGAGGTAAGTGTACTCATAGGATTTGAGTCCCACATTTCTTCTCTGCATTTTGGGCACGCTATTCCATTCTTTTGTGGTCGGGATAAATCAGCGAAACTTTGTTGATTCTTCCATACCATGCTATTATGCTCTTCTAATGTTTTTAATTTCTTTTTCATACCCATTTATTTTTTAGTAGTCAGGACAGGATTCGAACCTGTGAAGCTCTCGCATGACTTGCGACTCGGTACCATCTCCTCCTTATTTTAACGTCATATTCCGCCACCTGACTAACCTTAATTTACATCATTCCCATACCGGCCATAGGATCACCTTTCTCGTCCTTGTCCTTTTTCTCAAAGACAACTGACTCGGTGGTTAGGATAGTGCCAGCGACAGAGACTGCGTTCTTCAGTGCTGTGATCACGACCTTCGCTGGATCGATAATACCGGCTTCGAATGCATCTACAAGCTTATGTGACTTTGCATCGTACACATCTTTGTCTGTTGTAGGAATGTTCTTCCACCAGTTCTCGATGCCTGCATTGCTGAGGATCTTTTTGAAAGGCGCCTGCATAGCGTCAACTAAAATAGCATGAGCAATGTCTGCCTCAAAAGTTTCTGTACCTCTGTGTCTTAGTGCAAGTCTAAACAGGGTGGCTCCACCACCTGGCACGATACCATCTGCGAGTGCAGCCTTAGTTGCATAGAGCGCGTCTTCAAGTCTGTCTTTCTTCTCTTTGATCTCGATCTCTGAGTTGCCGCCGACATTGACGATCGCAACGCCACCGACCAGTTTGCCGAGTCGCTCTTGCAGCTTCTCTTTCTCGTAGAATGAGGTTGCCTTCTCGATCTGCTCTTGGATCTGCAGCGCTCTGCGTTCGATGTCAGCCTCTTTGCCTTTGCCATCTACGATCGTGGTCTCGTCTTTCGACACAGTTACCAAGCGGCACTGGCCAAGGAACTCACCAAGTTGATTTGCTCCGAGCTTGTCTAACTTGTGACCTTTGTCTTTAGAAAGCACTTGACCGCCAGTAAGAATGGCAATGTCCTCCATCACAAGCGTCTTGCGCTCACCAAAATCAGGTGCCTTAACAGCACAGACTTGCACGATGCCACGCATCTTGTTGACAATCATTGTGGCTAGAGCTTCGTCACCGATGTCTTCTGCGACAATAAGCAGCGGTCTGCTCTCTGCGTTTGCTTTGCTCAGCACTTGCACAATCTCCTGTGCAGATGAGATGCGACCGTCGTAGAGCAGAATATAGGGATTTTCAAGCACCGCCTGCATTGTCGTGTTGTTGGTCACGAAATAAGGTGACTTGTAACCACGATCAAACTGCATACCTTCCACAACTTCTAGACTGGTCTCGCCTGTCTTAGACTCTTCTATTGTTACGACACCGTCACGGCCTACTTTCTCGATGGCAGTGGCAATAAGATTGCCGACCTCTTCGTCGTTGTTACCCGAGATAGTAGCAACTTGCTTGATCTGCTCCTCTGAGTTTACTGGAATAGCAACTGCTTTGATGTCTTCTACGACTGCATTTGCCAGTTTGTCCAGTTCACGTTTGATGGCGACAGCGTTACGACCTCCACGTACCTCTTTAATACCAGCTTTCACAAGCTCAGTAGCGATGAGCGTAGAAGTCGTAGTACCGTCACCGGCCTCGTTTGCAGACTTGATTGCGACCTGCTTCACTAATTGTGCTCCGAGATCCTCGATGTCGTCTTCCAATTTATGGAATGCTTTTGCGCAAGTAACGCCGTCTTTCGTAACTTTCACTTCACCGTTAGGCTCTCTAATCAAGACTGTACGACCACCCGGTCCTAATGTTGATGACACTGTGGCGTTCAATTTTTCTATCCCGATTAGTAGTTTCTCTTTTAGTTCTGTTCCGAATACATTTTTTGTAGTGCTCATATCTGTTTTTTATTGTTTCTTTTTCTACCTCCTAAAAACCAACCTTCAATAATATACGAATTTAATTCATCATTAGGTATATATTTGTTCTTAGTTCCATTGTTAATGCATATCCGACTCTTATTTTTTGGAGTTCTGCTTATATTTTGGACTCCGAACCTAGATAAATCTCCGCGGTGTTTCTTACCTTTAAAGGGACTTTTACCTATGTTTTGTACTCCAAACCTAGAAAGATCTCCAGTGTGTTTCTTACCGTAGAAGTAATTAAGCTCTCCGAACTTACCCTTATTTGCAGCGAGTTTTGCTTTTGCTTCTGGCGATAGGTTCTTCATACCTTCTCCGCCGTCGGTTTGATTAACTAGTGATCCTCTACCCAGATCTCTTCTACCGTATTTAGCTATGAGACTTTTCTCTATCTCAAAAGCTTCGTTCAGCGTTATGTCTCTGTGTATAATTTCCACTAGATAGTCATGTTTTGATGTATAGTCTTTCCAAAACTTGCCTCGTCTGTTTTTATCGTAAGCTCGTTTTTCTTTGTTACCAACTCCGACATAAAAAACGACGTCATCGAGTTTTCTTTTGTGCAGGTATACTATTGCCATCTTTTTTACTATTTTGATATCTTTCAGTTGCTTTACGGTCAATCTCAGACTTATTCTTCCAATAGTATTTTTTAGATGCTAGCCTAGAAGCTTCCATCTTCTCTTCTACTGTCAAATACTTCTTCAATCTCCCCACAACTATAAATATCTAGATAGATATAAAAATGATAATAAAAATGATAATAAAATTAATCGATGATTGCTAAGACGTCAGTCTCTTTACAGATGTAGTAGTCCTCACCGTCGATGACGATGCGTTGTGATCCCATTTTAGGAATCAGGACCAGATATCCCGGTTCCAGGATGGAATACACATCTTTATCCGTGTGGTAGTTATATGTGTTCGATGTGGCAACCACTTTTCCCATCTCAGGGCGTTCTTTGCCCAAGTCTGGGATGACTATATTGCCGAATGTTTGTTCGGTCTCTTCTACTGGTTTCAAAACCACGTAGCCGTTAATTGGTGTTATTTGTTTGCTCATAAGGTAAATCTACAAATTCTGGTTCAACAATTGCATTACAAAAATAGAGTAAGCCATCTTTTTTAAAGAGGACATCGTAGCCTAAGAAGTCCTTGAGTCCTACAGGGTCTTTAATGCCTTCCTCCTTGTAAGTCTTTTTAACTTCGAAGAGTTGGCCGTTGACGTCGATGATCTGTCTTGTAAGATTGAATGATGGCATAACTAGTTTAAGGATCGCAGGTAGGCGACTTCTTTATTTAATTTTCAAAACATTTGGTTTCTTTAATTCTGCAAAGGGCACTTCGATTGAGAGCAAGCCCTTTTCCATTTTGGCTTCCGCCTGAGAGAGGTCGAACTTAGAAGCGACCTTCCATGCGAGGTCAAAGCTAGAGCGCTTGATGCCACGGTAGATGACCGGCCTCTCCTCTTTTTCCTCTTTTTTGTACCTGATTCTCAGAGTATCCCCTTCTGTGAGGATCTCGATGTCCTCCTTGTCCAGGCCTACGGCAGCGATTTCAAAGGTGATACCCTTGTCGGTTTCGTAGATGTCTGTAGGATGCGTGATTTTGTTTGTGATGTCCGCAAAATGGGACGTGGAGTTGAATAAATCCCTCCAGAGTAGATCGAACTGATCCAATTCAAATGGTCTAATTAGTGTCATAGTTTTACTTTTTGTGCTCCCTTCCGGTGAGCGGTTTAACATTTGTTTAACGTAACTGAGGTGCCTACCTGCTACCTTTGATTATAAATATATATAAAAAGAAAAAAGGAAGAAAATCTTCCTTTCTAGTGTAATAAAAATGTTCTATTATTAATCGTAATCCTCACGATACTTATCTATCGCAGCATTCAAAGGTTCAGCTATCATTTTGCCCCCGTCTGCATTTAGTATCCCGGCTATATTGCTAGTGTCTTTTCCAGAGTAGATCTCTTGATCTTCACCTGCTGTTCCTCCTACACGCTTGGATATTTTAACAGTGTTTATGCTGTCTCCAGGCACCAATAGGGCTTCACGATTTCCTGGGTCGTCATATTTTGTATCTAGATGGAGGTGGTATTCCACATCTCCGTCTGATATTGCTACCCAAATTCTGGCTGAATCACCATCAACACTCTCAACTTCATAGTCGACATCTTTGCCTGTTTTAAGTGCCTGCTCTACTTTATCTGTTATAGGCTTAGGATCGGTGGCCTTCTCCTCCTGCTCCTTTAGCAGAGGGTTGTCCTTGATGTAGTTGAGAAAGTTAAATTGTTTCATTTCTATAGATTAACCTACCAATAAATATCAATCAGGTGTGCTTCTGGTGCACGCCTTTCTTCTGGTTTGTCTTCCTGCTGGCCTTCTGCATGCGCTTTCTGGCCTTCTCTTTACGCTGCCGGTTAGTTAGTTTCATGCCAATAAATATCAGGCATGTACCAAGCCTCTCATCGTTCTGGCTATGTGCTTCTTACGAAACTCGATCAGAGTTTTAGCAAAGGACCAGAGCTGATACCGAACACAGAGGTTCAGTAGAAGGGAGGTCAAGGTCAAGAATCTCGTATAAATCGCTATCTTCATTTCAGTTAAGAATGGAATAATAAATATAGCAGATTTGAGAAACCCTAATGGCCGTCTCGCCAGTTGTGGGCAATTGCTGGTGGTGCCTTAAGTGCGATACTCAGCTTAGTCGTGTTCTCCATACAGTCTTGCACGATCTTGGCTGCGACTTCTGCTTTGGCCTCTTCGACTTCCATAACCAACTGGTCGTGGATCTGTGCCACAACTTGGCCTTTGAGACCAAGCTCCTTGAACTTACGATTAATAGCCAGAGCAGCTCTGTTCACAATCGATGCAGCAAGTCCCTGGATCTGCACATTACAAGAGTTGTTCAAGCCGTTCACATAGTCTCGAGATAGATTCTTGATCTTATCAGGACCGTGCACATGCTCAAGCTCTTTCTTCTTGTTCCAGTCAAGCAGATCGTCACCGATACGGTCATAGATCGCTTTCACTTTCGGTAGGTGTCTAACACGGCCGACTTGTGTCTTCACATAGCCAACTTCTTTTGCCTGCTTCTTAGACCTCTCCATCCACTTCTTCAGTTCAGGAAACCCGTTGAGATAGCCATCGACAAGCTTCTTTGCCTCTTTAGTTGGAATGCCTAGAGTCATGCCAAGTGCATAAGCTCCCATGCCGTAAGGTATACCGAGTGCGTAGGCCTTTGCCTTGTTTCTCAGCTTAGGCTCTAGCTTACGCAGATAGTTCTCTGCCTTCTTGTCTGCAGAGTATTGGTGCAGGCCTTCAGTCTTGATTGCGATCGTGGAGTAGAAGTCCCAGTTATTTCTAAAGATGTCTTTGAGGCCTTCATCACCAGAGACGTGGGCGAATGTGTGTGGCTCGAGTGACTCGTAGTCACAGTCGATGAACATGTTGCCCTCCTCAGGTATGAAGAATGCACGCACAAGGTTGTTGTACTCGATCACGACAGGATCGTCATCTCCCTCTTCTTTAGGTCTTGGCAGCTGCTGCGCATCTGATCCGTAACGACCAGAGACAGTGCCGTGTTGTTTGTAAGAGAAGTAGTAGCGACCTCCCTCGTTGTTGTCAAGAAAGCGATCCACATAAGTAGACTTGATCTTCAGCAGTCGATTGTAGATGCGAAGGTTCTTAGCCCACTCGTATTTGCCTGCGATAGACTGAATGGTGTCGTCATCGAACTGTGGTTTGCCTTTAGCTGTCTTAGATAGTGGCTTAATGCCAAGCACGCCGAATGCGATCTCACCTAGTTGATCCTTAGACTGTATGTTGAAGAACTGGCCATCGTTGTCCTCTTTCCAGAGCTTCATCTGCACTTTCATGATCAAGTCTCTGTCTAGTAGAGCAGGATCGCCATGCAATAAGAAGTGCTTGATAGCAGATTCAGGTAGTCTGATTAGTGATGACTGCCTTAGATTGTATTTGCCAGTCTTCTCTGACCGCTCGAGCTCAAAGCCTGAAAGATCCACTAGCTCATTAGCAAACGTGCCCTTGTTGTTAGCAGGGTAAGCCTCTGCGGCTTTGATCATCACCCATGCTCGCACATCTGGATTAGCTAGCAGATCTTTCATGACAAGACCTTGATACTCTTTGAGTTTAGCCTCGACATCGACTTTTGCTTTGCGCAACAGGTCCATGTCTAGTTTAACTCCGGCCACTTCCATAGGAATAGTCACCTCTTTGTAGAGTGGCATCACCTCTTCCTCGAAGAAGAACTTCTCAAGACCCTCGTCATAGAGTTGCTTGATAAAGTGATTGTAAACACGCAGTGTTAAGTCGGTGTCAGCCGCCGCATACTCAGATAGCAGGTTCAGATCAGCTTTCCAGATCTCGTAGTTCTGGTTAGTGATCGAGCCACCATTTGCTTTGATCGACTCCTTCATCTTGATCTGCTCTTCATTGGCCGCTTCAGTTACATCTAGACCGATGTGCTTCTGAATCATCTTAGCGATGTCTTTCAGACCGAAAGCAGAACCGCCCATGAAGCCTGCACCTTCCTCTTTTACGGTGTGCACTAGCAGCATAGTATCAGCATAGAGACTCGGCAGGAGATCCACACCGTAGAAGCACTTGATGAACCGGCAGTCGAAGCTAGCGTTGTGAGCGATCAGCTTCTTTCCGATTAGCAACTCAAGTGACTTCTTAGCCAGATCGTGTGCTAGCTTGCCCTCGATTTGAGCGTCTTTAAGCTCACCGTCTTGATAGATCATAGTGGGCATGTAGTAGCCCTTGCCGACTTCTCCTGATACTGAGAAGCCGATGATCTTGCCCTTTCTAGGGTTTAGGCTTGTGGTCTCTGTGTCAAAGGCGATCAGGTCTGATCCCTTAATGTGTTGTACGAGTTCTTTTACCTTGTCGAGCGTATCGACAGTGACATAACTTTTATTCTGCATGTATGCAATATACTAAATCCTGTTGATATGTTGCAGTTTATTTTTAAAGTAAAAAAGGGACCGAAGTCCCTTTATATTAAGCAGGTTCTATTTGATCTTTGTAGTACTGATTCTGTTCTGCATTGCCACTATCAAAAGGACCGTCCATCATAGCCTCTAATGCTGCTTGGTCTCCGTAGTACTCTACTTCTGGATTTCCTCCACCAGGTCCGTTCCACTGAAGGATCTTAAAGGTAATGTTTGCGTCTCTAAGATAGTCCATGAACTCTTCATCAAAAGCTACAGTGTCCATTACGACTTTAGATAGTGCAGATTTTTTAGCTCTAGGAGCCTCGTTTACATTTTCTTTTATAAGACCTGCAATCTTTTGCAGCTTTTTTACTTCGTTTAGGTTGTTTTTCATACTTACAAATTTAGTAATAAATATGTGGAGATTTACAAAAGTTCGTCCTTCATGATCAGTTTCTTGGCCTCATCGTAGGGCAATAGGAACTGTTTGCTCTTGTTTGTGGCCTCTTTGGTTATGCCCAGTTCAACACAGAGCGAGACAAATGTTCTCACATCTATCTGCTTGGCCTGCATCTTTTGGCCTCGTACAGCGTTGAAAAATTTGCTGACAGAAGGGGCTGGATCCCCAGGTCCCTTCTTACCGTTCTGGTAGTAGAGCTTTAGCAGCCTGTTGTTCAAGTCCATCTGCCTGTACTTAGGTGTTTCTAGCAGCTCTTTGGTCTCGTTGTAGGATCCCAATACGTAGTACGCATTGAAGCCGACGCCTAGGATAATGATGAATTCCAGAAAGAAGGTCATGAATACAAATGCGGTGTCGTTCTCCTCAATCTTTGCCTTCTGGTCCACAGTCTTCCCTTCAGTCTTCACTTCGACTTTGGCGATCTTTGCTTCAAGTGCAGCGTCTTCAGCTTTGATTTCCTCTCTCAGCCTGTTGATCTGATCCTCCCAACCCTTTACTGTTTCTCTCTCTGAGCGGTAGAGCGCACGACCTTCTGCAGTGTTGACGACTTTATCGATACGCTGCTGGTAGTTAGCGATGTCTCGGTTGAATCCGTCTACACGCTCTTTGTGTTTAGCCTCGAGTTCTTCTACTTTCACATTAGTCTTCTCCTCAGCTACTAGCTCTACTTGCTCTGTCGTGTTGATTAGACGATGTGCACCGTTAAGCGAGAGGTAAAACGATCCAACAATAAGTGCTAGAGCAACCACTGCAGCTCCGAACAGGTTCCAACTGAATTGCTTGGCTTGTAGTGCAGAGATTGCAGTCTGCTCAATGACGAAGCGCTTAGTCAACTCATAGCCTGTCAAGAACAGAGCGATGAACACGGTCAAGAACTCTGCTTGATAGGGGAAGAGTTCAGGCAGTCCATCTGTGGTGGACTTGATAAAGAAGTAACCGAAGTAAATGAGAAATGCGTTGCCTAAAAAAGAGAAGTAATAGAGTGTCGTGTTTAGGGCCGCAAAGTTTTTCTCTAGCTTGAAGATCTCTAGTTTGACCTTCAGCTTCTCAAATTGTTCTAGTTTCATGACTTGTTGTTTTTGTAAGGTATGATTTTGTTTAGTTTGTCTCG